CGGTGCCAAGGTCATCCGCGACGAGGCCCGCGCTCGGGCGCCTAAGGCTGCGCAGTCGCTTGGCCCCAAGCAGCCTCCGCCTGGAACGCTCAAACGCTCGGTGATCATGAAACACGTCCGGGAGCTATCCGGTGGCGGGCGGCAGACGTTTTACGTGCTGGTCCGGCATGGCAAGAAGTACCGCAATCAAGGCAAGCGGGGCAATTTGTCTCAAGACGCCTGGTACTGGCGCTTCCTGGAGTTCGGGACACGGAAGATGAGTGCCCGACCGTTCTTGCGTCCTGCGCTGGAGTCACGCAGGCGCGAGGCAGTCAATGCCATCAAGGATCGTCTTGCCCAGCGCATTGAAATCGAAGCCAAGGCCCTGAATCGAGGTTAGCGATGCAGGACTTTTATGACGCCATCAAGCATCTGGCAGGCGGACAGGTGTACGCGGTCGTGGCTCCCCAGGACGCTCAGTACCCAACGCTGGTCTACACCCCAGTTGACAGCGCCAGTGTCGTCTCGCTCGACGGACCCAATTCGCTCAGGCGTTCCAGGGTGCAGGTCGACGCCTATGCCCGCACGCTTGCGCAATGCGACCAATTGCAAGACCAGGTGCTCGCAGCACTGCTCGCGGACATCCACACGGTCGCCGATGTACGCATGGGCCTGACTGATTTTGACGAGGAAGCCCGGATCTACCGAGTGTCCGTGGACTTCACCTACTACCGCTGACCCGCTGGAAGGCGGGTCTTTTGATTTTTCACATGGAGGCTTTCTATGCCTAGTACTGCCATCACTGCGCAGGGCATCACCATTGCCCGTTTTGGTACCACCACCTTCGAAACCATCCCCAACGTGGTTTCCTTTCAGGGGCCGGGTGGCCAGGCGTCGGTCATCGATGTCACCAATCTCGCCTCAACCTCAAAGGAGAAGCGGGTCGGCCTTCGTGATGAGGGCCAACTGTCCCTGAGCATTCACTTCAACCCAGACGATACGGTGCACCAGGGCCTGCGTACCGATCGAGCGAATCGAGCCCGACGTCAATTCAAGATCACCTTCACCGACACGACGCCTGCTGCAACCTGGACCTTCTATGGCTATGTGACGCAGTTCAGCGTGCAGGGCGGCGTGGACGCCGTGGTCGAGGCCAGCGTGACCATTGAAATCGACGGCGATATCACTGAGGCATGAAGCACATGAACATTCTTTCCAAAGACGCCATCTTGGCTGCTGACGATCTGCCGCGGGAGACGGTCAATGTTCCCGAGTGGGGAGGCGAAGTTCTGGTACGCACCATGAGCGGTACCGATCGGGATGCCTTTGAGGCGAGCCTTCTTGAAAAAGATGGTCGCATGGAGAACGTACGGGCTCGGCTTGTGGCTCTGACCCTTTGCGATGCCCAGGGCGATCGCCTGTTCAACGACAGCGAGATCGCAGCTCTAGGCCGCAAAAGCGCTCGTGCGCTCGATCGCGTGTTCTCCGTGGCCCAGCGCCTCAACGGCATTGGTGTGGAGCAGGTAGACGCTGCAAAAAAGGGCTGAAGGCCAACCCCTTTCGGCGCTCGGTTTTTAGGCTGGCACTTGCCCTGGGGATGCCAGTTCGTGAGTTGCTGGCCCGTGTGGGGTCGGATGAGCTGACCGAGTGGATGGCCTTTTACCAACTGGAACCCTTTGGCGAGATGCGAGCTGATCTGAGAAGCGGCGTGGTCGCCGCGACCTTTGCCAACGCCCACCGAACCAAAGACGCCAGGGCGTTCACGCCTGAAGACTTCATGCCCTACATCGAGCGCACAACGCCCAAAGACGATGCACGCCTCAATGTCGCTCGCTTCAAAGCCATGTTTTCTCATAAGGTGAAAAAGCATGGCTGATCTCGGGTCCCTGGTTGTCAAGCTCTCGGCTGAGACTTCCGAGTTTCGGGAGGATCTGGGGCGCACAGCCCGGCTGCTGGATCGCCACGCCAACGACATGAAGGCGTCGATGCAGCAGGTGGCCAGTGTGGCCAAGACGGCCTTTGCTGTGGTCATTGGCACCACCTCGGTCGCCGCCTTGCGCGACTTCGTCACCCACACGCTGGATGCAGCTGCCGCCCTTCAAGGCTTGTCGGAGCAGACGGGTGCAAGTGCTGCGGCGCTCTCAGGCTTCGCCCCGGTTGCGACCATCTCCGGCACTGCGATGGAAGCCATTGGTGCCAGCCTGACCAAGTTGTCCAAAGGTCTGGCCGGTGTTGACGACGAAACGGCCGGTGCGACCAAGGCCCTGCAGTTCCTGGGTGTGCGGGCCAAGGATGCGAGCGGCAATCTGCGAGATCCCGCGGAGGTCATGAATGACGTCGCGCTCAAGCTCGCGGAATTTGAAGACGGCGCCGGTAAGACGGCACTGGCCATGGAGATGTTCGGTAAGTCGGGCGCTTCAATGCTGCCCTTCCTGAAGGATCTGGCTGAGAACCAGGATCTGAACATTCGCTTGACCGCACAACAGATTGAAGAGGCTGACAGCGCGTCCAAGGCCTTGTCCCGGATGAAAGCGGAGACAAATTTCGTGGCGCAGACCCTGGTCACTGCAGCCATCCCTTCGATGAGTGTGCTGGCCAATGAGCTCAAGAATGTGCTGTTCGGGACAGACAACGCCGTCGATGGGATCCAACGTCTTCGAACCGAAGGCACGCTCACCAACTGGGCAGAAAAGACGGCCTATGCCATCGCGGTGGTCATCGACGCCTTGCGGGGAATTGGTCACACCATCAAGTCAGTGATCGGCAGTTTTTCTGCTGTCTGGGCCGACATCGAACTTGCCGGCACGTTCTTGGCGGGTGGCAAGGGCTTGAACCCATTCTCTGAGGAAAACCGCTCACGCCTGCAAGCCGCCCTCGAAAAGCGCAACACCATCGTCGCTCAGGCCAACCAGAACTATGTTGACCTTTGGGATATGCCGCTTCTGGCCGATGCGGTTACGCGTAGGTTCGAGGACATCCGCAAGGGAACCGAGGCCTCCAATGCCGTCACGCAAGCGTCCACGCCCAGAAAGCGTCTGAACTACAGCACGGCCACTGGTGCAGTCACTGCAAATGCCATGGCAGGCATCGATGGTGAAATCAAGCGCCTGCAGGCCCAAGTGGATGTGGAAAGCGCCATCCTCAAAGACCGCCAGCGAATCATTGATCTCTATGAGAGCCAGGGCTACGTAAGCTTTAAGGAGGCGACCGAAGCCCGCTTGGCTGCTCAGCAAGACTTCACCGAAAAGCTACGGGCACTGACGGATGAGGAAGAAGTCATCCTGCGCCGTGGGCTCGAATCCGTTGCGCAGACCGCCCAGGACAAACTCAAGCTTCAAGATCGCCTGGCAGAAATTGTCCTGAAACGCCAGAGGCTGGAGCGCGAGGCCCAGCAGTCCAATCTGGAGCGCCAGATTCGGCTGCCTGGCGAGACGATGAAGGATTTGACCGAGCAGGCGGCCAGAGGCGCCGGTGAACTTCGAGCGATCGAAGAGCAGATCAAGACACTGCGCGAGACGGGAGCGATCAGCGAGTTGGAGTCCCTGCGGCGCCTGGGGGAAGCCCGCCGAGACAGCGCTACCCAACTGGCCACGCTGGCAGTTCAGGCCCGTGAGATGGCAGAGGCCGCCCCAGGCAATGAAAAGCTGGCCGATGCGCTGAAAAAGATCGAGGAATCCGCCCGGCAGGCTGCTGACGGAGCCACCTTACTCAATCAGCGCGTCAAGGAACTGGCGGACCCTGAGGCTGGTTTTGCCAAGGGGCTGCGTCTGGTGGCTGAAGAGGCCGAACAGATTGGCAAGCAGATGGAGTCGGCCACGGTGCGTGCCTTCAACGGGATGACGGATGCGCTGGTGAACTTTGTAATGACTGGCAAGCTCGATTTCCGGTCTCTGGCCAACTCCATTATTTCGGACCTGATTCGCATCCAGATTCAGCGTGCGATCACGCTGCCCCTGGCTCGGGCCATGAGCAGCTTCTTTGGGTTTGCCGATGGGGGCGTAATGACCTCAGCCGGCCCCATGGCGCTGCGCACCTATTCCTCCGGAGGCATTGCCAACTCCCCACAACTGGCTCTCTTTGGCGAGGGCAGCAGACCAGAGGCCTATGTGCCGCTGCCCGACGGCCGATCCATTCCGGTCACGATGAGCGGCGGTGCCTCCGGTGGCGACGTATTCAACATTTCAGTCAGCGTCTCCGATGCGGGCGCGTCCAGCCGCGGGGATGATCCGGGCGGACGTGATCTTGGTCGGGCGATAGCCAGTGCAGTACGCCAGGAGTTGCTTGCTCAAAAGCGCGCCGGTGGTCTGCTCGATGTCCGGAGGACGGTGTAAGTGGCGACCTTCACCTGGACTCCTTCGGTTGGAGCCAACTTGTCGATGCGGCCCACCGTGCGCCGTGTGGCCTTTGGTGACGGCTATGAGCAACGCCTGGCCTTTGGCATCAACACCCAGCCCCAGGTCTGGGCCTTGGAGTTTCGGGGGCGAACCAGCACCGAGGCTGCCGCAATCGATACGTTCTTGCGTGCACGGGGTGCCGTTCAGGCCTTTGACTGGACACCGCCTGGTGGAACTGCTGCCAAGTTCGTATGCGAGGAATGGAGTCGATCCGTGGATGAGCCCAACGTCGAAACAGTGCGAGCCACCTTCAAGCAGGTGTTTGATCTGTCATGACCGCAGCCGCGATTACCTCTGAAATCCAGAAGCTCTCGCCCAGCAGCGTGATCGAGCTCTTTGTACTGGATCTGGCACTGTTCGGCCAAGGGCCAGTGCGCTTTCACGCCGGAACCAATGCCTTGCAGCAGCGGGTCGTCTGGCAGGGAAACGCCTATGAGGCATTTCCCATCGAGGTCGAAGGCTTCGAATTCAACGGCAACGGACAGGTGCCCCGGCCGCGCCTGCGAGTAGCGAATGTCACCGGCGCGATCACCGCGCTGGTGCTCACCTACCAGGACCTGGTGGGCGCCAAGATCACGCGCAAGAGGACGCTTGCGAAATACCTCGATGCAGTGAACTTTGAGGGTGGCGTCAATCCGACGGCCGATCCACTGGCCGAATTCGCCGATGACGTGTACTACGTCGACCGCAAGTCCAGAGAAACGCGGGATGTGGTCGAATTTGAGTTGGCCGCATCGTTCGATCTGGAGGGAGTCACGCTCCCGCGGCGGCAGATCGTCCAAAACGTCTGTCCCTGGCGCTATCGTGGGTCGGAGTGCGGTTACACCGGCATGGCCTACTTTGATGCCAATGATCAGGCGGTTGGCTCCAGCAGCCTGGATGTCTGCGGCAAGCGCCTGTCATCGTGCAAGGCCCGGTTCGGCCAAAACGCTGAGTTGCCGTTCGGTGGCTTTCCGGCAGCGGGGCTGATTCGTTGATGCTGCCCGAGAACCAAGCCCTGGCGCTCGATCACGCCCGGCAAGCCTACCCTCGCGAGTCGTGTGGACTACTTGTGATCCGAAAAGGTCGGGAGGTGTACTGGCCGTGCCGAAACCTTGGCGTAGGAACCGACCAGTTTGTGATTCACCCCGAGGACTACGCCAAAGCCGATGAGCAGGGCCAGATCGTTGCCGTGGTGCACAGCCACCCAGGTCTGCCGCCTGAGCCCAGTCAAGCCGACCGGGTGGCGTGCGAGGCCAGTGGCCTGCCTTGGTACATCGTGAGTGTGCCGAGCGATGCCTGGGCAAGCGTCGAGCCGTCGGGCTACTTCGCCCCCTTGGTGGGCCGCGAATGGTCTCACGGCGTGCTCGACTGCTACGCCCTGGTACGTGACTGGTTCCGAGCAGAGCGCGGGGTGGAATTGCCCAACTTCGTGCGCTTTGACGACTGGTGGAAGCGCGGGGAGAACCTCTACCTGGAGAACTTTGCCCAGGCTGGCTTCTTCCAGGTGGATGCAGACGAACTAAAGGTTGGGGATTGCTTCCTGATGCAGGTCGCTTCGCCCGTTCCGAATCACGCAGCCGTCTATCTCGGAGACGGACTGATCCTTCATCACTTGCAGGGGCGTCTTTCCAGCCGTGATGTCTACGGCGGCTACTGGCAAAAAGTCACAACACACATCCTCAGGCATGGTCACGATCATTCTTCTCGGTGAACTTGGGCGCCGCTTTGGCCGCAGGCACAGCCTGGCCATCTCTTCGGCTGCCGAAGCCATTCGGGCGCTGGCGGCCAATTTCCCGGCCTTCGAGCGGGAACTGGTGGCCTCGGGCGAGCGCGGCGTGGGGTACCGCGTCCTTGCTGGTCGTGACCCACTGACGCTGGAGCGCCTGCATGAGCCGACAGGACAGAGCCGCATCACGATTGCCCCGGTGGTCTCTGGTGCAGGTGGCAACGGCCTCGGCCAGATCTTGCTGGGCGCAGCCTTGCTCGCAGTGGCTTGGTGGAATCCAATGGGCTGGGCGGCGGCTGGATCTTTTCTGTCCCAAGCAACCTTGTATTCAGTTGGCACTTCCATGATTCTGGGAGGCGTGGCGCAAATGATCGCCCCCACACCGAAGGCTTCCGAGCCGTCAGAGCGCCCGGAAAACAAGCCCAGCTACAGCTTCAATGGTGCGGTCAACACCACCGCCCAGGGGCATCCCGTGCCGGTGGGGTACGGTCGACTGATTGTGGGCTCCGCGGTGATCAGCGCCGGTATCGACGTGGATGAGATAGCCGCATGACCACACTCATCATTGGCGCGGGCGGTGGCGGCAAAGGAGGTGGAGGCAGTGCCCGTGTGGCCCAAGAAGCGCCCGACAGCTTGCGCTCCAGAGCCTATGCACGGGTCGTTGACCTCATCTCGGAGGGTGAGATCGAGGGTTTAGTCGACGGTCTGCAATCGGTCTACCTGGACGACACGCCCATTCAGAACCCTGATGGCACGACCAACTTCTCAGGCGTCACCCTGGAGTCCCGTAACGGCAGCCAGCAGCAAAGCTACGTCCCAGGTTTTTCGTCTGTTGAAAACGAAGTGGTCGTTGGCGTCGAGGTCAAGGCGAGCCAGCCGGTGGTGCGCTCCATCACCGATCCGGATGTGGATGCGGTGCGGATCAAGGTGAGCGTGCCGCAGTTGACCAACCAGGACACGACCAACGGCGATCTCAATGGCAGCACGGTGACCTTTGCCATCGATCGCCAGGTCAACGGCTCAGGGTTCGTGGAGATCATCAGCGACACAATCTCCGGCAAGACCACCACCAAGTACCAGCGCAGCTACTACGTGCCTCTCATTGGCACTGGCCCGTGGGACATTCGGGTAAGACGCATCACGGCAGACTCTACGTCTACCGCCATCCAGAACAAGACCTTTGTTGACTCTTACACCGAGGTCATAGAGAGCAAGCTGCGCTATCCCAACAGCGCACTCGTGGCGCTGCGGGTCGACGCATCCCAGTTTTCGAGCATTCCGCGGCGCAGCTATGACATGAAGTTGCTGCGGGTTCGTGTCCCCGTCAACTACAACCCGAGCACCCGCGCTTACAGCGGTGTGTGGAACGGCACCTTCAAGATCGCTTGGACCGATAACCCCGCCTGGTGCTTCTATGACTTGGTGACCAGTGCTCGCTATGGCTTGGGTGGCTATATCCCTGAGGCCCAGGTCGACAAGTGGGCGCTCTATCGGGTGGCCCAATACTGCGACCAGTTGGTTCCCAACGGTCTGGGTGGTGTCGAGCCGCGTTTTACCTGCAACCTGTACCTTCAGACTCGGGAGCAGGCCTACAAAGTCGTTCAGGACATGGCCTCGATCTTTCGGGGCATGGTGTACTGGTCTGGTGGCGCGATCACGGTCACGCAGGATGCGCCCGCTGATCCGGTCTACCAGTTCGCCCCCAGCAACGTTGTGGATGGTGAATTTGCGTACCAGGGGTCGTCAGCCAAGGCGCGGCACACGGTGGCCTTGGTTACCTGGAACGATCCCGAAGACTTTTACCGCCAAAAGGTGGAGTACGTCGAGGA